GGCGGGCGTGGCGGAGTCCGCAAGCGCGCCGCGCATGCCGTCCCCGACCGCGCCGGCGACGTCCAGCGCGGCGCGCACCGGCCCGTCCGAGTACCTGTCGATGCCGCGGGTCAGGCCCGCGTCGATCATCCGCCCGTAGTACGCCATGAGGCGTGACGGCGAGTGGATGCCGAAGAAGTTCTTGAACCCGTTGGCGATGTCGCCGGCCACGCCCTTGACGGTGTCCACGACGCCGCCGGCGAAGTTCTTCAGACCGTTGCCGATGCCGCTGATGATGTTGTGGCCTATCTCGCCCCAGTCGACGCTCGTGAACGCGTCCTTGATGCCGCTGATGATCTTCGGGATGGACTTCAGCAGCTCCGGGATGGCCTTGATGAGGCCCCCGGCGAGCGCCTGGAGGATCTGGAAGCCCGCGGTGATGATCTGCGGCAGGTTGGAGATGAGCCCGCTGACGATGCTCGCGATGACTGCGGGCAGCATGGCGACGAGCTGTGGGATGGCGGTGATGATGCCCTGCGCGAGTTCGACGAGCAGCTGGATGCCGGTCGTCAGGATCTGCGGGAGCATGGCGAGGATGCCGTTGACGATGCTGTTGATGACTGCGGGCAGCTGGGCGACCAGCTGCGGGATGGCGCCGATGATGCCCTGCGCGAGCTGCAGGAGCAGCGTCATGCCGGTGTCGAGGATCATCGGCAGGAGCGTCGTGACGGTGTCGACGATGCTCTGGATGACGGTCGGGAGCATGCCGACGAGCAGTGGGATGGCGTCTGTGATGCCCTGGATGACGCCCTGCAGCACCTGCTGTCCGGTCGCCAGGAGCGTGGGCAGGAGCGTGACGAGCGTGTCCGTGACCGTCTGCAGGATCGTGGGGATCATCGCGACGAGCGTGGGGATCGCCGTGAGCACGCCCTGGATGACGCCCTGCAGTACCTGCGCGCCAGTCGCCAGGAGCGTCGGCAGGAGCGTGGTGATGGCCGTCTGCACGCTCGCGAGGATCCCGGGGAGTGCTGCGGCGACGAGGGGCAGCGCCTGCGTGACGCCCTGCACGATGCCGGTCAGGATCTGCCCGCCGGCCGCGATGATGCCAGGCCCCGCGACCGTCAGGCCCGTCAGGAACGTCTGGATGATGCCGGGCGCCGCCTGCGCGAGCTGCACGCCGGCCTGCGCGAGACCGGTGACGATCCCCTCGAACAGTCGCATGGTGGCCGACAGGAGGCCCGGCAGTTGGGCGAGCAGGCCGCCGGCGAGCGTCGTCACGAGGGTCGCTGCGCCCGTCACGAGCTGCGGAGCGCCCTGCGCGAGACCGGTCAGGAGCAGTTGGATGATCTGCCCGGCCCCGGTGATGACGCTCGGCAGGACGCTCGTGACGCCCTGAAGGACGCTCGCGGCGAGCTGCACGCCGGACTGCATGAGCCCGGGAAGGCGTACGGTCAGCTGGCTGACGAATCCCGTGACGAGCTCGGGGGCTTTCGCGCTGACGGTGGCGATGGTCTGCGCGAGCTGCCCGTCCATGCTCTGGTTGAGCGCGCCGAACCCGGCGACCGCCGCGGCGGCGAGGCTTCCGAACGCGAACAGCTTGAGCATGCGGCCGGGCGCGAATACGTTGGCGACCGTGCCGAGCACGTCCTGCGCGGCGCTCCCGGCGGCGCTACCGGCGCTCCTCAGCCCGTTGACGAGCTGCGGGGCGACCTGCCTGGCGGCGTTGGCGGCGGTGTCGCCGAGGCCTCCGAGCACGTTGCCCGCGCCCTGCACGACGTTAGCCAGCTGCTTGCCGACGCCCGTGTTCGCGACCGCCTGCGCGGCCTTCCTCACGTTGATGCCGGCCTGTTCCGCGTACATGCTGACGAACGCGCCGGCGTTGCGCGCGGCTTTGCCGACGTTGATGGCGCCCTGCTCCGCGTACATGCTGACGAACGCCCACGAGTCCTTGGCCGCGCCGATCATCTTCTGCCCGGCCCCGGTGTTGGCGAGCGCATTCATGGCCTGCCCGAGGGGCTTGGCCATCTGCTGCACGCCGCCCGCCATGCGCCCGATGCCGGACTGCCACGCCGCCTGCCACGCCGTGCCGATGCCTTCGACGGCATGGCCGGCGCGGTCGCCCAGGTCGCCGCCGACGAGCTGGAAGGCGGCGCCGATGCTGTCGCCGCCCTCGAGCACGCCCTGGGCGAGTGTCTGCGCGTACAGTTGCATGCCGCTGGACTGCCATGCCTCGCCGATGGCCTGCGTGACCCCCGCGGCCTGCGTGCCGAGGGTGGCGGACATCTTCCGCAGGGCGCCTCCCGCGGCGGCGGCCAGCTGGTCGATGCCCTGGGAGATGCCGCCGCCCTTGGCAAGGAGCGCGCCGACGCCGGTGAGGGCGCCGAGGCCTGACGCGGCCTCGACGGCCGCGCCGGCGAGCTTGCCGACGGTCACGCTGCCGTTCTTCAGCCCGTCCGTCAGTCCCGTCAGCAGTCCGTTGGCCTGCTGGAGGAGCGGCTGCGCCTTGGACACGAGCCCGTTGACGAGGGGCGTGACCTGCGCGGTGACCTGGTCGAGCAGGGGGATGACGTTGTTGAGCGTGTCCTTGAGCGCCGAAAGCGCGGGCGTGGCGGCCGTCTCGCCGAGGCGGGACAGCGCGGCCCTGGCGTTGTCGAGGGCGCCGCTGAACGTCTGGCCGGCGCTGAGGGCGGCGCCGCCCATGCCCGCCTGCAAGGCCGCGGCGAAAGTCTTGAAGTCGATGTCGCCGTCGTGCACCATGTCGCTGATGTCTTCGGTGGTCTTGCCCAGCTGTTTGCTGAGCATCTGCAGGACGGGCACGCCCGCGCTCGTCAGCTGGAGCATGTCGTCGCCCTGGAGCTTGCCGCGCGCGGCGACGGAACCGAAGATGGCGCCCACGTCCGTCAGGCTCCGGCCGCTGATGGTGGCGGTGTCGGCGACGGTCTTGAGGACGCTGGTGAGCTGGTCGCCTTCCTTGACGCCGGCGGCGCTCAGGCTTGCGGCGACGGTCGCCGCGTCTCCCAGACCGTACGCGGTGCCCTTCACCGAGGCGAGCGCATCCTGCATGATCTCGCTGACGCTCTGCGCCGAATGGCCCAGTCCGGTGAGCTTCGCCTGCGCACCCTCGATGGCGAGGGCTCGGCTGACGCCGCCGGTGGCGGCGAGCGTGCCCACGCCGCCGGTGATGGCGGTCATCGCGGCGAGCCCGGTCTTGCCGAGCGCGCCCAACGCGCCGCCGAGGGTCTTGGACAGGCCTGACGCGGCCTTGCCCGCGGCGGATTCGACGGCCCCGCCGATGCTGTCGGCGGCGGCGGCCGTGCCCGAGCCGATCTGGGATTCGAGGCTTTTGCCGAATCCCTTGGCGCTGGGCATGACCTTGACATACACGGTGCCGACGTCGCTCACCTTGGTCTCCTTAGTCGTTGATATGCCAGAGGCGCTTGAGCCTCTCCCTGTCCTCGAGCTGCCTGCTGCGCGGCTGCGCGCGACGGGACGCGAGCGGGTCCGCGCCCTGCCACGGTTGCCTCTCGCCCCGCTTATGGTCGCCCAGGGCCCATGCGACCTGCTCCGCCTGCCCCGGCATGTGCGTCCACCCGGCGAGCGCCGCGTACGAGTGAGTGCCCGGGTCGCGCAGGATCTCGCGCGTCATGTCCCACGCCGTGCCCGCGCCGATACGCGCGCGCTCCGCTCCGGCGCGCCACGCGCGCATGGTCAGGGGCTGCCACGCGCGCCCGTACGCGGCACGCCAGTCGATGGCGAGCGCCCACGGGCGCGCGTGCACCAGCCAGATCAGGACGCCGATTTTGGGTCGAGGCCGCTCTGCGCCTGCCATGCTTCGACCGTGGCGGACAGCCACAGGACGCCGTCCTTGCTCGTCGCGACGAACTGCCAGAAGTCCGGGTGCTCGCGTTTGAACCATTCGGCGATGGAGGCGAAGTACAGGCCGTTCGCCGCGCCGCTGGTGATGCTTCCATCCTCGAGCGACTTGGACAGACTGAGTGCTCCAGTGAGCAGTTCGACGGGGATGCGGGGGCCGTTGAGGTTGGGCAGGTCGAGGTGGTGTCCGGCGACGTCAAGGTGCACGTCCGGCAGTGCCGTGGCCGTGGTCTCGGGCAGTTCGACGGGCGTGTACTCGCCCTCGTACTCGGGTGCGGCGGCGTTCGCGGCGGGGCCGGCCGTCTTCTTCGTGGTGCGCTTGCTGGTGGATGCCATGGTGTCTCCGATGCTTTGTCGTTGTGTCCGGACGCCTTGCGAGGGACCCCGCGCCGTGGCATCCGGTGGCGGCGCGGGGAGAATGAAGGTGGCCCCGCCGCGAAGCGTGGCGGGGCCGGTGGCGGGTTATTCGGTGGACAGGCCGTACACGTGGACCATCTTGTGCGTGCCGCTGCCGTTGCGGGCGCGGAACGTGAGGTCGAACTTGAGGGTGTCCGTGTACAGGCCCTGCATGTCGCCTCGGTCGGACACGACGGCGTTCTCGAGGTGGATGAGGAGCGGCTTGTCGTTCTGGTCCATGCCGACGACGACGACCTCCCACGCGGTGGTGGTGGCCGCGTCGGACAGGTCGAAGCCGCCCGACGCGTTCGCGGCCGCGCCGAAGTACGCCTCGAGCACGGTCTTGCGGCATTCGAGGCCGACGACCTGCGCCGTCCAGTAGCCGCCGGAACGGTCGTAGTACACGGTGTCGCCGTTGTGGCCCTTGATCTCGGTCTCGTTGCCCGGCTCCGGGTGCAGGGTGAAGCCGTCCTCGCTGAAGTAGCCGATCGGCTTCGCGCTGCCGGGCGTCCAGTCCGTGCCGGTTGGCGCTTTGAATGACTCGTCGCCGGTGTGGTAGAGGAACACGGCGCCCTGCTTGACGACGCGCACGTTGCCCGCGTCGTTGCCGGCGGTGATGTAGCTTGTCGACACGGTGGTCGACGTCCCTGTGTCTGCCATTTATGGCCTCCTAATCGCCCGCGGGCGTGCCCGCGAGGCTGATGCTGATGATGCCGTAGGCGCTGGTGCGCCCGTCGGCCGTGATGCGGGCCGGGCCCGCCTGGTGTTCGGCGTGGACGAGGGGACGGTCCGCGCCGTGGCTGAGGATGATGCGCTCCACGCGGTCGAACAGGACCATGGCCGCCTGCCAGTCGCCCGTGCCGTCCGCGCGCAGGACGGTGCAGTCCACGCGCAAAGCCACGGAGCGGGTGACGGGCGACTCCATGCCGCCCGCCTCCGCGCTAAGCACGACCTGTTGGAACGGGGCTTCGAGGGTCTCGTCCCACACGGTGCGGAACGCGACTCCGGGAAGCGCGGCGCGCAGGACGGGCAGGAGCAGGGGCTCGACCCTCTGGTATGAGAGGCTCATGAGACCTTCACCCCCTGCACGGAGCGCGTGAGTGCGCCGGTGGCGCGTTCGATGCCGGCGGGGCACACCATGAGCGCGCCCTCCCTGCCCGAGCGGGTCAGGCGGTGCACATACACGTGGCTCTCGCCCGCCGCGGCTGTGTTCGCGGCGCTTTCGATACGGTCGCCTATCGCCTTCATGTTCAGAACCTGCGCGCGGAACGCACCCCTGTCGAGGACGAACATGACGCGGTCACTGCCGGGCATCGCTGCTCCTTTCGAGGTTGACGTGGATCACGTCGCCCGCGTGCGTACCGTCCGGACGCGTCCACGAGGCGACGACACCGTCCACGGGCACCACGCGGCCGCGCACACGCAGCAGGTCGGTCGACCTGATGCCGGTGGCCCGCCCGGGCACGTACACGTCGTGCGTCCACGTGACGCCGCCGGCGGTCTCCGTCGGGCTTTCCGGCACCGTGGCCGGCGCGACGAGCGCGGGGAACGTCGCCCATTCCACGGGCTGGCCGTGGATGGGGTTGCCGTCCTCGTCCGTCGACTGCTCGCCGCGCAGCACGGTGACTGTCTCCGGGCATTGCATCGTCACTCGCCCTCCCCGCCTATGGCGACGCTGAACGCGGTCTGCGCGCCGCTGCCGAGCGACTGCCGCTCGACCTTCGTCAGGTACAGGTCGCCGGACGGGTTCCCGTACGACCATGACTGGCTGAACGGGCCGACCGTCTGGCTGGACTGCGTCACGCCCGCCATGTCGCCCGACTGCATGGCGCGGATGACCATCTGGCACGTGACGCGCCTGAGGGTCGCCTCGCCCGCCTGGGCGTACCGGGGGCAGGAGGTGCGGATCAGGTCGCCCGCATCCTCGATGAGCGCCGCGCACCGCGTCGCCTCCACGTCGGTGAGGGCGCGCCAGCGGGCCTCCACGTCACCCACGGTCGCGTAAACGTCCGTCATGGCGCGCCTCCCGTTCAGGCGGTGAGGAGCACGAAGCGGGCGGCGTCGCGGATGCGGAACCCGAACTCGAGCTCGATGCGCACGGCGAACATGTTGTTCTCCCACAGGTTCACCTGCGTGCCGTCGATCGTGAGGGTCGCCTGGTCGCTGACCGTTGTCTGGATGCCCTCGACGCTGCCCCACGTGGCGGACGCGAACTCGCCGGCCACGCCGACGACCTCAGCGGTCGCGTGGTCGCCGGCCGTGGCGTCCACGTGCACGCCCTTGCTGACGTGCACCGGGTGGCCGAGGAGCGTGCTCACGTCGGACGCGCCAACGCCGTCGAGGAACAGCGGGCGGCCGTTGGCATCCGTCGCCTGCCGCAGGAGGCTGCGGCCCTGCGGGCTCAGCGCCCAGCCGTCCACCTCACCGTCGGCGGCGGTGACCTTGTCGTCCGCGTCGTTCAGGCTCTTCCAGATGGTCTTGCCGAGGCTGACGCGCGTGCAGCCCTTGAGCGTGTCGAACTCCGCGCCCGGAGCGTCGACCGTGCCCATGATGGTCCGGTCGATCGTGCGGGCGATGGCCTGCGGGCCCTTCGCGACGACCTGCTCGTACAGGGCGGCGTAGTCGCGGCGGAACTGGTTGGAGAACGGGAGGATCACGGCGATCGTGTACGGCAGCATGTCCTTCTTGCCGAACGTGACGCCGCTCTTGGGCTTGACGCCGCCCTCCTGAACCCACGCGGCCTCAGGGTCGCCGGTGATGATCGGGACGCGCACGCCCGCGCCGGGCAGCTTCGTCTGGGGGACGAGCTGCATGAAGGCGGACTCGTATTGCGCGGTCTGCCAGATCTCCGCCTGGGTCTCGGGCGTCAGCTCGAGGCCGGTGGTGTTACGGGTCATCGTGGGGTTGGCCATGATGCCCTCCTTCCTGCCGGGCCGTGCCCGGCGTCAGTACTGTTTGTCGTTTGTCAGAAGCCGGCCTCGTGCATGGCGTGCGCGAAGTCCTGCGCGTTGCTGCGCCTGCCGTGCGGCACGGCGTCGTGTGCGCTTTGCTCGGCCACCGAGGCGCGCGCCCGCGCGTCGCCCATGGCCTTCGCCACGGTGTCCGCGGCCTTGCCGAGGGTCTCCTCGTCGTCTCCGGCGAGGGCGGCGACCACGTCCGCGGGCAGGCCCTTGTCGGCGGAGACCTTCGCCACGAGCGCGCGGCGGCGTTCCGCCGTCTCGTACCCCTCGACCCTGGCCTCGAGCTCCTTGAGGCGGTCCGCGTCGGTCCTGGCCGCGTCGGCCTCCCCTTTGAGCTGGTCCGCCTGCCGGCGGTTGGCCTTGCTTCGCTCCTCCCACTTGCGGGATTCGGCGACTGCCTGCTCGTACTTCGCCTTCCAGTCGACCTGCGGCCGCTCCGGTTCCTGCGCGTCGCCGTGCGGCTCCGCGCCCGCCGTCACCGCCGTCCCGTCCGCCTGGGTGGTTTCGTCTGCCATATGCCTGTGACTCCTTTTCTATGATCCGGGCCCCGTGCGGTGCCCACCGTCCCACGCGCCGTGCGGCCCGTGGCGATTCGCGGCCGCCCAGGGGCTCGCACCCTGACGCGGGGGCAATGCCCTCCCCCGCGCGCACTCCACGACAGCCAAAACACCCCACCACACGGGGCGGGGAACGGTGATTCAGGACTCCCGGTGGCCGTCGGCGACGATCTCCGGGGCACGGTCGCCCAGGTGGAAGCGGAGGCGCTTCATCAGCACATCCGCATACTCGCGGATCGCATACTCCTGGTCAGACATGAGCTCCTCCTCGCCGGACTCCTCCAACTCGCGGTAATGCAAGGCCCTGTAGTCCGCAAGCCGCGTCTTCCTGCCCACGAGCTCCCTGTACTCGTCGACCATGCGCATCAGATACCCGGGAATGCCGTCAGACATGACACCCACCTTCCTTTCAGACGTCTTTCCTTCCTCCGGCTCGTACACGCGGTCGGGGGCCGCATCGTAATGCCTGACGTGCACGCCGCCGGACGCGGCTCTCGTGACCTCGTACAGGCGGTCGTCCGCCGGGTCGTCCGTGATGGCGAAGCACGACCACGCGCCCAGAAGGTACGTGTACGACTTCACCAGCACGGCGACACCATCGCCATACTCCACTCCCAGCGCGGAGCGCGCATACCAGCGCACGGCCCCGTCCACAACATCGACAACACCCATCGGCGTCCTCCTTCGGATATGCAAAACCCCGCAGGGTCTGCGGGGTCGGTAAAAGAAAAGCCGCCCGAAGGCGGCCAATCGTGGCGGCTGCTGGGTTCGGACCAGCGCGGGGCTAAGCCACCCGGTTTACAGCCGGGCCCTTTCGACCACTCAGGCAAACCGCCAAACTTGTGTTATGCTTCGATTTGAAGCCGTTGGCCCTCTGCGTGATTGGAATAACATCTGAAGAGCGGAGGATTACCAACGGCTTCATCATTCAAGATGAATCTCGCGCAGTCCTGTGCTGTCCATGAGGAACAGTCTGCGTACCGCAGTGCCGTTCGCTGCGTTGTTCACGTTATAGCGCTCGAGTTGGTGGATGAGCTTCTGCTTGGCTTCGACACCGCCGATATCGACAACGAAACAATCCTTGATAACTCCATGGTTTTCATGTGCCGATCTCACGGCGGAGGAGATGCGCCCAGCGATGTGCTTGTACTTATCTCCGGTCATCGACTTGAGCTCGAACTCTTCGCCTTGCTCAATCCAACGAAAATCGTTCGTCGACTTCCATCGTTCCGTGTCTCGCGGTATCCATTCGACGTGGTTGCCGAGATTCTCGAACTTCTCGAGGAACACGATCTCCTGCGGGTACAGCGCCTCCACCGAACCGGGAACGCCGACTGCCTCCTGTCGCCTGCGCCATTCCTCGTCGGTCACGTCGCCGCAACCACGCAGCGACAGGATGCGGTTCTCGTTCGGCGAGTGCGGCACGCGCCAGCCACCGCCAGCCGAATCGGAACCATGCCCGTTGCCACTGCCAGGCGGGTTACCGCCGCCAGACGAGCCAGAACCAGAACCTCCACCCGATCGTGGCGGCTTCCCGCCGCCACCCGAACCCGCCTCGGCCTTGGGCGGCTGGGGCGAGTCGCTCACGCCGCCGTTCCGGCGCAGCGCGGCCAGGACATCCTCCTCGGACGCGCCATACCCGCCCGCATCGGCCACTGCCTTCTCGTACAGGTCGTAGTACCTGCCCGGGTCATAGCCCTTGATGCCGTGCCCGAAGTCGGGAAGTGCCTGGCAGTCGCAGTGCGCGTGCACGCTGCCGCGCGCCGACGCCTTCGACTTGTACACGCCGCCGCGGGAGGCGAGCATCACGCACCACGCGCACGTCCTCGCGCCGGTCGGCACAATCGCATACCTCGCGGCCCGAGGGTCGCGCTCCGCGTTCCGCGCGAGCGTGTCCTGCCCCGCCTGCCTGACGTGGCGCTCCACCACCTCGTGCACGCGGGACAATGCCTCGCCACGCGGGTCCGCGGACTTGGCGTCGAACAGGGGCTGCGCCGCCCACCGGGCTGACTCCGCCGCCCTGTCGAGAGCCTCGCCCGACACGTCCGAGGGCAGTGCCTCGAAACCGTCGCCCGCGCCGCCGTCGAGAGAACGCACCGCCTGGTACCATTCCGCCGCCACCGTGCCCGCCATGCCCCCGTACCGGCGCACGAGCGCGGGCACCGCGTCATCCAGAAGGCGGCGCAGCGCGACGGGGTCCGTGACCCTGCCGGCCTTCGCCCACAGGGCGTCAATCGCCTTGAGCGACAGCTGCACCACCTTGTCCTGGCTCGCCGCCAGCTTCCTCGCCTGGGCCATCGTCGTCACCGGCGGTCGCCTCCGTTCCCGTGCCCTGCTGCGCGTCGTCGCTCAGGAGCCTGAGCAGCGCGCTGTCGGATTCCGTCTGCGTCCGCCTGGCGCGCAGGCGGATGATCTCGCCGCGGCTCAGGCCGGCGCGCGCCCAGCCCACGTCCGAGTCGGCGAACCCTGGGATGGCGGACGCGAGCTTCGTGAACGCGTCCGCGCTCATGCTCGCGCTCGGCGTGTTCGGGTTCCGCCAGTCCGCCTGCAACTGGTCGAGATCCGAGTCCGACACGCTTGGGTCCGCGGCACGCACCACGAGCCGCGCCATGCCCAGCAGGCTCTGCCCGAAGTCACGCGCGCACCGCTGCGCCTCGATGATGAGGTCCTCGCGCTGCGCGTCCGTCGCCTCAGCGCTCGTCGGGTTGCTGTCGGCGACCACGCCCAGGCTCGACGCGGGGATGTTCATCGAACTGGCGAACATGCTCGCCAGCATCTTGAACGCCTGGATGGTGGAGTCCGCGCCGCTCGACGCGAGCTGCACCACCTGCGGGCTGTCGCCGTCCGAGTCCTTCGTGATGATCTGCATGCGCCCCATGTACGCGCGCAGAGCGTCGTCCGGGCTCATGGCCGCCAGGTCGTCGCTCGCGCCCAGGATGAAGATCTTCGGCCACGAGTAGAACAGCTCGTTCGCGTCGACGCACACGAGCATGCGGTCGGCCGCGTCGATGCAGCGCATCGCGTCACGGCTGATGCGGCTCCTGCCGAACGGCTTCGTCTCCGTCGGCTTGTACGCGAGGCGCTGCACGCCGCACGTGCCGTCGATGCTCGGCTGCCAGCCGGTCAACGTCCACACGCCGTCCACACGCCTCACGCCGACCGTGCGGTCGGGCAGGTAGAGGACGAGGCCGGTCACGTTGTCATGCCGGTCCATGTCGGTGACGGCCATGCACGCCTCGACACGCCGCTCCGGGTAGTTCCACAGGGCCGCGGCGCTCTCCGCGGTGTGCGTGCGCACGACCGGGCGCCCCTGCGCGTCCCTGAGGGTCGCAAGGAACGAGCACCCATGGATGAGGGCCGTCTGTATCGCCTGCTGGAGGATGCCGCCGAACCCGATGCGCTGGAGCGTCGCCGTGAGGTTCCACGGGTCGGACGCCTTCGGGCTGACGAACCCCTCGAACACGCACAGCTCGGCGAGCATGTCCACCGCCTTGCGCGCCCACCCGACGGGCGTGTACTGGCGTTTGATGCTGTCCGGGACCTTCATGTCGCCAGGCCAGCGGAGCGGCTGCTTCGCCTCGTAGTACTCGGTGAGCGTCCGGTTGCGCGCGCGGTGCCTCGTCCACACGTCGGACAGTCCGGCGAGCAGGCCATTCTCCTCCCCGGTGAGGCCGTCCACGCTGCTCGGGGGCGCCTGCAGCTCCGGCTGCCTCACGTCCCCGCCCATGGGCGCCCACCCGTCGGGCGCCTCCGTGACCTGCGTCATTTAGAATCCTCCGATGGCCTGCCGCCTTCCCGGGCGGCGTTTCGAGTTCCATGCGCCGTGCACGGCGAGCGTGCAGGCGACCAAGGGGCTGATGTCCGTGTCCGTGCCGGCACGGTTCCACGCCCACGAGCCGGCCGAACCGACCGGGCGGCGGGTCGCGCCAGCCACGGCGGCGGCCAGCTGCGGCTGGTCGGCGTCGGGACGGTGGGTGAGCGTACCGGCGCGCAGCATGTCCGACCAGCGGCCACACGCGCGCGCGATGTCGCGCACGCCCGTCACCGTGACCCTCACATGCCGGTCCGAGAGGTCCGGCAGGAGGCTCATCGCGGGGCTCTGCGCGTCGATGACGACCGCCGCGAGACGCGGCCACCTGCCGGCGACCCAGTCCACGACGTCCTGGGCGCGCGTGACCGGCTCGCACCTGACGAGCTGCACATGCCCCGCGTCACCGGAACGCCAGCAGCAGCCGACGTTCACCGTGCCACGGTCCGGCGGCATGTCGATGCCGAGGCTCGGAACGCCGTCCGCGGGCTTGCCATCGGCGACCGTCGCCGACCACACGGCCGGGTCGATCGCATGGTCGACCGTCGCCTCGTTCCAGATACCCAAAGCCTCACGGCGGAAGTCATCCTCAGGAAGGAGCTGGCGGAGGCGCACGATCGCGTCCTCCGGCGTCCTGTGCGGGTAGCTGGGGTTCGCCACGGCCCACGCCTCCCGGTCGTCGCTGTCGCAGTCCCTCGGGGCGGCCAGCTCCACGTACGCCATGCCGTGCGCCCCGCCATCCAACGCCTGGCGGCGTTTCGCGGCGAACACCTCCGACGGGTCGCCAGGCTTCGGCGGGTTCCCGAGGAACACCGCCAGCGGGTCCGGGGCCGTGTTCATGACCGGCAGGAGGTTCGCCAGCGCGCGGTCCGTCAGGATCTGCGCCTCGTCGAACACCTCCACGTCGGCTCCGTGCAGGCCACGGCCGAAGCCGTTCTCACGCGCTCCGAACATGATGCGGCTGCCGTTAGAGAAGCCGATGGCCTGCTGGCCGTTCGCGCGGCGTATCCCGGCCACGTGCCGGGCCACGCCCGGGGACTCCGCCAGGCCGGACAGGTCGGCGAACGTCTCGTCGCTCGTCCTCGTGTGGTGCGCGGTCCAGATGACAGTCGTGCCCGGCGCGAGGATGCAGTGCACGAACATGCTCGAGCCCAGTGCGAACGTCTTGCCTATCTGCCGGCACGAGCTGAGCGTCAGGCCGCCCGACCCGCACGCGTACCTGCCGTCCGCGGCGCGGCCGAACAGGATCTGCAGGAGCCCCTGCTGCCACGCGTCGTAGGTGATGCCCATGCGGGAGGCGACCAGGCGGATGCGGGGGAAGTCGCTCGACGCGAGCGGCGGGTATTCGAGCACCCGGGCCACGTCAGATAGCAATCTTCCCGTCATCCTCGCCCACCTCCATGCCTTCGAGGCCGCCGAGCAGCGGGTCGACGCCGCTCACCCGGTCGAGCCTCTCGCTCGCGTCGATCAGCGCCTTGCTGATGCCCGGCAGCGAGTTGGCCGGGGTGTCGGCGTCGTCCAGGGCCTTGCGGAGCCGGTTCTTGATCGCGCGGAGGGTGTCCTCCGTGCTCTCGTCCATCATGCGGTGGAACTCGGCGATGCTCAGGTCGGCGGCGCCACCGGTCTCAGGCACGGGCACGCGCACCGCGGGCTTCGCCTTCGGCTTCTGCTTCCGTTCCGCCCCGGGCCGAGGCTCCGCGGGGAGCTTGCCGGCCTTGCGCAGCTTGTACGCCTTCGTCTTGCACGCTCCGGAGCAGTATTTCTGCGGCTTGCCATGCCCAGACGGCACGTACTCCCTGCCGCACACCAAGCACTGCATGCCGATCACGCCCTTCATCGTCACCATTGGCCGCGTTTCGCACCGGCCACGTTTGCCCCCGGCGGTCACGTTTGGTAAGCCGGGAGGGATAGCGGCCCTATGCGCACGGGAGGTGGCCGGCACCCCCTCCGGGGGTCCCTCCCCCACCCCCGGGAACACGAGTGTGGTCTGACTACATTTTCTAGCGTCTGTGTGGTCTGACCACATTCCCGGTGCGGCGACGCAAAACGCCTTTCGATACTCCTGCATCGCGCCGCGTCCTCGCGCGCCAGCGGGCCGCGGGGCGCGCCGGTCACACGTCGTCGCACCGCAGCCCACCGCCGGAACCATGCGCCGCGGCGTGCGCGCCGCCGGGCGCGAGGCCGAGCCGTTCGCGCGCCGCTTGCGGGCTCTTGTTGCCCCGAACCTCGTTGCAGATCCTGTGCGCGAGCCTCACGTTGTCCCAGGCCAAGGGGTCGCCGCCGCGGCTGACCGGGATGACCTCGTCGACCTCCCCGCTCCACGGGTGGCCTGGTGGCAGGGTCTTGTCCACGGGCCGGCCACACAGCCAGCACGTGTCGTAGGCGGCGAGCACGCGGCGGCGAAGCCGGGTGCGGCGACTGCCGTTGCGCCGCCGCGGGTTGCTCTTGGATGTCATGGTGGGGCCTCCGGTATCGGGCCGGCACGCGCGTATATCACTGCGGCGGGAGAGTCTGGGGCGCCTGAAAAGGGACGAAGGACGCCCCGGGGTTGCGCGCCGCCACCTGGTGGCGGGCCCCGTGCGCATCCGGGCGGCTGGGGAAATCAACACCAAAAAGCCATGCCGCTCGCGGATACGCCGAAGGCCAGCCCCACAGGACTGGCCAACACTACTAACAATAGAGTGACAGCCCCGGCTTGTCAAGCGCGTGCCGCGCCCGGCGACGTGTCGAGGGCGTCCAGCAGGGCGCGGCACGAGACGCGCCACACTCCCCTGTCCACTCGCTCGCCCGCGAGCCGACCGCGCTCCAGCCACTTGCTCACACGGTTGCCGGTGACGTGCACGCCGGTCATGGCCGACAGCCAGCGCGCGATCTGCGCGGGCGTGCCCGCCACCTCGTGCCACGCGGTCTCCTCGCGGATCCGCGCCGCCCTCGACTCCTCGAGCACGCTCACGAGGCTGACCGTTCCGCACACGCGGCACCGCACCGTCGCGTCACCCGCGCAGGCGAACAGCGTCTGCCCGCAGCCGGGGCAGTCACCAGCCGGCCTGCGATCCACGGGCGGGTCGCACAGGCGCTCGCACCTGGCGAGCATGCTGCGCGTCGCGTCCCGCGCGTACCCGGCCTCCGGGCTCCGGGCGGCGATGCGGCCAAGGCCGGTGATGGCGACGGCGAGGCACCGCCTCCAATCCCGCACGCACCACATGCGCTCGTCCGCCAGCGTGGCGAGCCAGTGCACCCATTGGTCGAGCTCCTCCAGCTGCATGCTGGCGGTCCAGTCCACCGGCTGGGGCGGCGTGCCCTTGCGCGATCCGCCGCCTTGGGGGCGGCTGGCCTGCCGCATGGCCTTGGACTGGAGCGCCGCCCGCACGCCCGGTATGCTCTCCAGCTCCTTCAGCCACTCCACTGTGCACTTGTCGCACAGGCGCGCGCCGCCTGTCTGCGCCTTGCACGACTGGCAGATTCTCACGCTCATCACTCTTCCTCCTCGTCTTGGTCTTGGTCGAACAGTGTCAGTGGCGGCTCCACGGCCGCCCACGGATCACCAGGCGCAGGCCGCGCCCCGGGAAGGAACGACAGGTCCTGCGCGGGCGCCGCATCCCCCGGCATGCCGGTGTCCTCGCCGCCGATACGCGGCGCACGGCACACATGCCGCAACAGGTACGTCTCCCCCGCACGCCACCCGTAGGGCGGCACCTGCGTCAGGATCGTGCACCCGGCGCCCGGGTGCACGACGAGACGACCGGGAGCCCGGCGCATGACCTGCGCCTCCGCCATCTCCACGCGTGTCCGCACCGGGTATGGGTCCCAGTCCTCCACGATCCTGTCCCTGGTGCGCAGGACCGTCCTGCCGCACCCGGGGCACCGGCCCGCGGTGATGCCGCTGCCGTGCCGGGTTATCTCCGTGATGAAGCTCATGCGCCCGCCTCACTCACACCACGCTGCACGCTCCGCCAGATCGTCTCCACCTCCGACTCGGGCAGGCCACTGGCACGCCCGCGCTCGCGGAGGTCGGCCTCGATCTGCGGGGCGTTGTCCCGGTGATGGTAGAGCCGGCCGAA